ATCATCAGACCAACTACTTGATACAAACTGGTTACCTCGAAACCCTAAAGCTTTTGTAAATCTTCTAGATACTTCAAATGATGTTCGTGAAACATCTTTAGTCATTCCGCCATATTCTCGTATTTGTAAAATTGAACCAGGAATCCCATAACAATTTAGTAAACCTCTTATTGATGCAGCTGTACCCTTTGATTTTAATAAAAATGGCATACTTGATACGATACGTTTAGTTATTTCTTTTGAAACATCACTTTCTGTCGGTGAATCTAAAGAACCAGATGTGTATAATGAATAAGAATCACCACTTTGTTTACGACCAAATCCATGTCTACTTAAATCTAGTAAGTCTTTTCCATCTTGTACATCCCAACCAAGTGATTTTGCAAGATTGAAAATTAAATCTTTAGAAAATCCGTCTTCTAAACTAACTCTTCTATCGGATACATCTGTTATTGACTTTGTATACGACCACAATTCATCAAAGTGTTGTCCTGTCATAGATATAAAATCTAAAAATTGACTGTTATCAACATCACCTACTATATGCTGTGGTAACAGATTGATTAACCTATTGCCATTTTCTTGGTCGTATAATGAAGCACTATATATCTGACCTGTTTTATCATTTACAGAACCATACCAAGATATGAAGTCTGCATGAGAAGAACTTATTGGTTTGTACGGATTTTCATACGTACCACTGCCAGTTTTAGGCCAAGATGCATCATGAAATTCACCCATTGAACTAGTAACGTATATAGATTTGTAATTGTATAAGTATGATTCATAACCATCAAAGTTATTTTGTATTTCACGTATTGAATTTTCAAAAGATACTGCATCTTCTGTAGTTAGTGTGTTTCCAGCATAAGATGCACTTTCTACAGTAAATTTTTCAATTTCTTTTACTTTGTACTTAAAGTTTTCTAGTCTAGATTTTGCAGATGAAAAGTTTACAAAGTTTTCGTATTGAGAATAATCAACCGATAATTGTGCTGGTTTTTCTATTAAGAACTTATCTTCAATTTCTTTTTTTAATTTTGTATCACTAGTTACTAAGTCGTCATAACTTTTTAAAGAAACTGTTCTTTTGGTTATTGGTGATTCTGATATATTTTTTATCATGGTAATGTATCCGATGTTCTTAGAACTACTACATCCTTAACGTCATTCACGTTGTCTTCAGGATCATATGAAACTAATTCTACTACTTCTGTTAACTGTGGTAATATTTCCTTACATACATACACCATATCTTTTTCATCAACATCTGGTGGTAATGGTTCATACATTTTATATATGGCCGAATGTGGTGGTCTAGAGTAAGAAACTGCATCTGTTACCACGTTTGTTGTCAAAAATATATTATCGTCACCAAAATGTAAATATGTACTCAAATCTTCTTTATCATTTGATTTAAAACTTAAAACGTAATTTTGAAAAATAGTATTTGGGCCAAGTCCTGGAGCATCTATAGTTGTCTCTGGTAATTGTGATTTGAACTCATTCCAAGTTTCATCCAATATTATATACTCGTTACCATCTGATTCAGTTCCAGCTTCCAATATAGTTCCCTTAAATGGTGCATAGTTTGGAGTGCCTGGTGGTAGTTCAACCAATTCTTGTATACTACCTTCAACCCCATCTGGATCTACAAGAGTAACATTACCATCTTCATCTACGGTTGAGGTAGACTTATCTCCATCACCAACTGCTAAATCTAAAAGAAATGTTGCAGTATTTCCATCTATCTTAGTTTCTATATCAGTTTCAGTATCTATGGTGACTATAGATGGAGTACATTTAATGCTTACTCCATATTTCTCAACGTTGGGTTGAAGGTGATTCTCAATATCATATATATTTAAACCTTTGACTCCTTGTGGTAACACAAAGTTAGCTGCTCCACTTCCTTGTTCAGCACTACGTTCTATTTGATATAATGAACCATGTCCTAAAGAAGAAATGATTTCCCATTTAACGTAATTGTAACTTCCCAAATCAGTTTCAGGATTACCTTCTTCTAGATATTTAAATGTTACCGGTTGGTTGTACCCCATCGTATTGAGGCCTTGTTGTGGGCTGTCTAAAAAAACATTTCCACCTTGAGGCTCTATATAAACAGCTGGTGTAGGCGTTGCGTTTCCAACTCCTCCTGTATTTGGATTTCCTTGTGGTCTAGGCATTATGTAGCCCTCGAATGTGGTGTCCATACAATAGCTGGAAGGTGTATTGTAGATTTACCTAAACCTTCAGCTGTATTTTGTACCACCGTTAATCCAAGTCCAATCCATAAATCAGAACTATTTAATTTTAATATAATAGAACTACCTTTTGTACTATTTAAGGTTTGAGCTTGAAATGGGTTATTAGTGTATTGAGCTAAGTTTGAGTTGAATGTTCTGTTTTCAAAACCAGGAGCAACAGATGCCATTTGTCCTGCACTTGTAATTATTTCAAAGTCTCTACCTGGACCAGGTCGTATATCTTGAAAACCTTTTCCACCAGAACCTTTGTTTTTATCCCAATCGTGTCCTGTTACTGTCCAATAATAGTTTGTTGGAAAATTAGTGTATGGAGTTACTCCGTCTTCGTTTGATACGTCAATACCGTCTTCTTTTTGTCGTGTAAGAGTACTATTACTTTGAAACTCCATGATAACATATTCATTTTGTTCAACAATTATTGGTCTGAGAGTATGTAATTGTTCCCATTTAGGTTTTGTTATACCTCTAGGAGTTTGTACATTTATACTTTTATACTCAAATTTGTGTGGGTTTGTGTAAGCATCTCTACCTGCAAGATTTACATCAAAAGCATTATCAGGATCATCTGGTCCATCTTTATCAAATCTTTCAAACAAAGTTCTATATCCTTCAAAAAATCTATCACCAAATTTACCAGGACTTAAATTTAATTGAGTGAGAGTTCCTAAAGGAGCAAAGGAGGAGTTGTAATTCCAAGCATACTCGTCACCTTTGATAAGATTATCAGTCATAAAAAATGAAGCTTGAGCAGGAACTGCTTTACCTACATTGTTTACATCCGCGTCTCTTTCTACTGGCTCAGTATTAAGATCACCTAAATTATAAATTGGTACAGGTGGTGTTATACTAGTTATAAATGCATTTGGTACATAAAACTTTCCCTTATTCAATTGATTAGGATTGAAATCCATTTGACCACCAAAAATTAATTTTGTAGAATCACCTAAATTATCTTCAAATTTTACTCCTGGTAATTCACTATCTATAGAACTAATTCGTTTTCTACTATTTTGCATATCGATGTAGTTATCTATATATTCATTATCTACAATTTTTTGAGGAAGTATTCTTACTTCTGTACGAGTAGCAGAAACTTCTTCAACCCAATACTTATCATCTTTTATAGTCAAATCTGGTATCACACCAGGACCTCCCGTAACACGCATCATATCTGAAGGTAGGTTTCTGTCAAAGACTTCATTTTGATTTTTACCAAATATTTTCCCATCATTTTTAACTAAAAGTGTACTATCCGAGCCAGCAACATATCTAAGAAATAAAAATTTTAAAACAAATCTACCCCTATCATATCCATTTTTTCTAAGAATAGTACCTGTTTTCATTCGTACTTCTTGACCAGCTCCATTGTTCACAAGCATATAATCATCTACATCTAATATGAAAGATTCTAAAAAATTTTCGTTTTCATCATAGATTAAAAGTTGTATATGGTCTTTTGAATTATTTAAAAATTCTCCACCCATATAAGATTTTTCAGGATTAGATAAATTAACAGTTCTTTGTGTCGTTATCAAATCATTATCTGTTTTTGATATTCGTATCATTACTCTACAGGCTCCCCATCTGGTATATCATCTAAGACTCTATCTGAAACTGCTTTTACATCACTATAATTAAAATTTTCACCATAAAAAGATGCTGTTGATGCAAATATTCTTTTTTGATTTCCATTTACCAACCACTTTCTAAAATCTAATGCATCAGTTCTAGTAAGTACGTCACCATTTTGAATACCGGTGGGTAAATTTTCTGCAATTGATAATGTAATTAGTTCTTCAAACTGCCGGTTGACAACAGAGTTCAAAATTTCTCTATCATATTCAGGATAACTATTTTGTCTCTGTAGAGATTGTGAACTTTCTCTAACAAATAATTCATAATCATCTGAATATCCCTTTACTATATCATAATCAGTATCAATATTTGACTCTAATAGTATTTCTTTACTTAATTCTAATGGTAATCTTGTGTATGGGCCTTCTTGAGTTTTAAGTAACTCCGAGTTTTCTATCCCCATTCCAATACCAAGTTCAGGATCTCTTTCTATAGCTTCAAATGAATATAGAACACCTTCAGAGTCTCTAAATCTATTTAATGCATAGATTATCAACTCATCAATATGTTGTGACCTAAGATTATTTCTAAACCCATTGTAAAAATCCAATGTCTGCAATTCATCTATAGTATATGGCATTATATTGTTACCTTAAATGTAAACCCCTCGTCAAAGTATTGATCTGTTTCATCAACAGTTCCACTACCACTTTGAATCCTATACTCTAGAGTGTAATATCTTTCAGGTTGATATCCATCCAACCAAAGATTAAAGTAGTTACCACTAGAATCACAACTGAGTAATGAACCACTATCGTAAGGTACAATTACATCATGTGTTTCTGCATCTCTGATAGAATAGTAAGATGAACTAATAGGTAAATATTTTACAGTTAAATTATCTGCAGTCGTTGAATATGTCGTTGATGGAAATCTCTCTCTACCAACAACTCTAAATTTAACTCTAGAGTTTTCTTTATACTCTGGTCTTAAACCTTTCATATAAACAACCATGTCTTCCATCTCTGAACCAGCTAATGGTGATAAGGTACCTGGTACATATTTAGAATCATTCCACACAGTTTCTAATGTTGGTGGATATTTAGTATGAGTATCTGATGAGAAGAATGACAAACTACCAAACCTAGTTGTATTACCCTCATCTGCTCCACTACCAGTACTTATGTTACCAATACTACCACTTCTCTTAACCATAAAACCATCATTTGGTATTGTTCCATCTAACCACTTGTTAACAATATCAGTAACATTCATTCTTACATCTGAAGTTCGGTGGTCAAATGAATATGAAGCTTCATACAAACTACCACTAAACCAAGAACCACCAGATGAACTTACTTGACTGTTCCATAATGTACCATCTGTTTGTCCATCTTTATAATACCAACTACATCCTTCGTCTGTTACTGGATTATCATATGAACGACCATCCCCCATTATCCACGAACCACTTATTGGATAAGCAAACAAACTTTGAGAGGTAACTAACGCTTCTGGTCTTGCATCATATAAGTTTAAAAAATATGATGCACTTGTAATAGTTCCACTATTAAGAGAACCTGATATCATGTCTAAATTAAATTTTATTACTATTCTACTAGAATTTACTGTTTCTCCGCTATCACTAACGTCTTTTCTGACTTCTATTATTTCATCCATACCTGAATTTAAACTACCACTAGCTTGATATAAAGTTGAATCTTTTTCTGCGAATGTAAAATAATGCATCTGTCTACTCCACTATACCTAAATTATCACCAACTACTTTACCCTTAATATCTGAGTTTGGAAATTTAACTTCAAATATACTAGGATCTAATGCTGGATATAAAATTCCACCTTTCAAGGAACTTTCCATATCATATATGTTTCCGGAATAACCTTGTCCTACATCAAATAAATTTTTAACAACAATTTGTTCTTTGTTTGGATTGTCTTCGATTGGTGGTACTAATGATGCAACCCCTTCAACTAAAGACAACTCATATGCTATATCACCCAATACGACAGGTTGTCCTATTTGCCATCTATCAATGTCAAAGAAATCTTGAACTTGAGATACACATCTTAGAAGAACATCATTCTTATTAAATCCAACTTTAGTTAATATAGAAAAATTGATACCTATATTGATAACATATGCATTTTTAATATTAACCGCATCCGTAATCATTCTGTACTGTGATATATAAGTTTTTAAATTTTGTTTTGTTGTTTCTGTCAACGTTCTTAATTTTCTATTACTATCGTACCCAAGTGTATACATATTAATTGCCAATGGATTTGGTATTTTGTTAACTTGTAATGACTGTACAGTAGTACCGATATCTTCTTCTGTTATAACACGTTCTAAATTATCTGACATTCCAGCTCTACTAAGTTGTTCGTCTTGTACGAAGTGTACTTTAGCAACATTACCATACTTTGCAGGTAATGAATATGCTCTTATGATGTAATCATCTTTTGTAACCGCTCTTTGTTGTGATTGAAAATGTGCAAGTGCGTTTTCTCTTACATCTTTAACACTTTCACCAGTAGAACCACCAGTAGCTGGTCTTGGATTCGTAAATGATACTGAATCTTTTGCATCTTGAACTAATGAGTCTGATAGTAAAGCACTTTGTAACTCAAAACTTATATCGGTTATTTGTTTTACTTCACCTTGATTTACATTATCATCTATACCACCACCATATGAATATTTTATAGTAAGTGTTGTATTTGCAGGTGCTAATCCAAAGGTACTAGTTTTTAAAAAATTACTAGGATCGAATGCGGTAGTTAAAAAACTTGGACTACCAGGTAAACTTGAACCAACATTTGTTGGATTTGGAACAATCTCTTCGTCAGGATTGTCTGATACTCCAGCTCCAAATCTTAGAACAGTTTCATCATTTTCATTTATATGAGATGAAAATCTACGAGATACTCTTTTAAGTTTTAAAATGTAAGGAGCCAAATTACTATCTCCTGCAGATTGTGGATCATTGGATACGTTATTTTCCATATCTTCAAAAATTGTGTCTCTTGCTAAAGAATCTACCTCATACCATTTATTACCATCACTATCTGTACAAGATAAAATTTCTATAACATCAGGATTACCTAATCTTACTTCAGCATATTTTTCAGCTGAATTAAAATTAAAAAACTCTGAAATGATGTCTCCACTTTGAGCTTTTACTTTTTTCTTTAATAAGTACTTTGTAGGAACTCCACCATCTGATTCAAATGTTGAAATAGTCATCGGGTCAAAAGAACTTGAGAATTTAAAATTTGCATCTTCTGTTGTTCTAAATGTTGTTGCCGTTGAAGGAGCTTTTATAACCGCACCTGCTGGTATATTTAAAGAATATCTAGTGTCTGGTTTATTGTTCAACGCTGGTACAGTTTGGAAAACGTCTAATACAACTGTGGCAGCAGATGTTGTTTTTGGTTTATATCCAAAAGATTGAGCTATGTTGTATACATTTCTTTTTTCTTCGGCATAAGCTAACATAGATTCTCTGAACTGTGAATCAATATAGTACGAGAGAACATCACCAACATAAGATGCCATCTCAACAAACATCATACCAGGTGAAGCTTCGTTAAAGTCATTATATGTATTTGGAAAATACTGTTTAGCAAATTCAATTAAATTACCTTTAAAATCATTGAAGTCTTTATTAAGATAATTTACTGTTTTTACTGAATCTTTTTTTACAGTTGTTCTTGCCATTTTATTTTCCTATTAATATCTAGTCGCCGAGTAGCTAGTGTCTAATGTAATTTGTTCAAATGTTTCTGGATTTAAAGCTGTGGAATATTTCAAAGTTACAAATATGGTATTTTTATCATCAGTTAGTGTTGCCACATCTACTATGTTTATATAAGGTAACCAATTTGATACTGCTTCTTTTACAATGTCTTCTATTCTACCTGGTAAATCATCATCTCTTTGTTCAAAACATAATTCTCGTAATCTACAACCAAATTCTGGTTGAGCAACACGTTCACCTGGATGTGTTAGTAACAAGTTTTTTAGATTGTGTTGTGATTGTTGAAACGAATTTTTAGTCATGGTAAAATTATTATTACCATCTGCCTTTAAAGGAAAAGACAAACCAATATATGTGTTTGGATCTATATCTATTTCTTTAGCACTTCTTGGCATTATCCAAGTCCTCCTACTTTCTTCTTATTCATTGCCTTCATTAACTTACTATAGTCTTTTGTTAAAGCATTTGTTATGTGTTCGGGTACATCATTTACTGTCTTTCCAGCTTTTTGTAAAGTATCAACTGCAAC